CATAGAATTTACAAAAAGTTTCAAATTTTCTCAAATTCGTCCCCGACTAGTTCGGGGACTTTTTTATTTTCTAAAGTTTTTTCATATTTTTGGGACTTTTCCGACTCCGCTTCCAATTTGTCTACTGTAGGCAAGAAAAAGTTTTTGAAATGTTGCCCAAAATCGATATCTTTTTTCAGCTTTTCCGTCATTACTGATAGACGATAAATCAAGTCCGAATTTCTTTTCTACTTCAGATTGATACATTTCTTTAAAATAAGTTTTACCTTTTACTAAACCCGCTTTTATTAAGTAAGATTCAACTAAATCTTCCATAACATCGCCAGTTCTATTTTTTCTGCCGTTGGTGTCCATTCCTACTTCGACGCCCATAACATAATCAACTAAATTATTAATAATATGATTTTGCAATAAATCGAAAAGGCCACAGTTTTTCATGAATAGTGCATATTGTTCTACTGTATAATTCATTTTCACAAAATTAAAAACATAGTTTTGTGATGGGTCATTTACCTTAATTTCCTTTTCACGTTTTGCAAGAAGAATAGGAATCGCTTTAATAACATTTGGGTAATTGTTAATTATTTCAATAAATTCCTCTTCAATGTTTTTAGAGCCAATTAAACTATTTAAAATGTTTAACTCAATTTTTATTTTAGAAACATTGTCATATACTTTTTCAAAGTCAGTATAGTAAGTCCACGTTGCAATGCTATCTTTCATGGTTGACAACCATTCATTAAATTTCCTTTTCATTTTTAACCTCCTCGAATCGTTTAATAGTAATGGATAAATAATCTTCAGATGTATCAATACCGATATATTTGCGATTCAATTTATATGCGACAACACCTGTTGTTCCGCTTCCGTTAAATGGGTCCAATACTAAGTCTCCTTCATTGGTTGAAGCCAACACTATTCTTTCAAGAACGCTCTCAGGTTTTTGAGTTGGGTGCTTGCCATATTTCTTTTCACTTTTTTTCGGAAGTGGTAGAATCCACACATCTTTCATCTGCTTGCCATTATTTATAGTTTTCATCAAATCATAATTAAATGTATGTTTTCCTCTTTTTTTACTGGTCAATTGCTTTCTTGCCCATAAAATAGTTTCGGTTGAATTGGTAAAACATCTACATGCAAGGTTTGGTGCTGGATTAGGTTTTTGCCAAGTAATGTTGTTTATTATTGAAAAGCCTTCAAGTTCTAAAGCAACTCCTATGGAATAAATGTTATGAAATGTGCCACTTATCCAGATGGAACCGTTGTCCTTCAATACCTTTCTGCATTGTCTAATCCATTTCCTGTTAAATTTTAGCTTTTTATCAAAAGAGATTGTTTTGTCCCAATCACCTTTATCAACACTGATTTGCTTACCAGAATGACAAGAGATGCCACCACTTGATAAAAAATAAGGTGGGTCAGCAAATATCATATCGATTGAATTAGGCTCAATTTTTGATAATGCCTTTATGCAATCATCATGTATCAAAGAGAATCCATCGCTATCATAAAATCTCTTAATTTTCATAATTTGTAATAATCACTTCCTCAACATCGCCTCGCCCAGAAGCTTTAGAATTAATCATTCTTTTAGCAGGAACTACATAAATGTTGAAATCTTTATATAACTCTCTGATGTAATTAGTATTATGGTTGCTTACCATAAATTTTACGCCTTTTTGTGAAAGGTGCTTACATACATCTGATAAGCGTTTTTGTTCTTCTTTGCCAAATGGATTCTTTGCATAAGAAGTAAACGATTCCTTATCATCCCATGTGTCATATGGAGGGTCAAAATAAACAAAATCGCCTTCTTTTGCTTCTTTCACAGATTCTTCAAAATCACCATTCAATATCATATGTTTTGAAGAAGAGAAGAAATCCACAATCTCTTTGAAATTCAATTCATCAAAGCAAGATACAGTTTTTTTCTTGCCTGATGGAACATTAAAGTAGCCTTTAGCGTTTACTCTATATAATCCATTAAAGCAAGCTTTATTTAAATAAATCATCCTACCAGCTCTAACTTCAGGAGCTAATGAATCAAACAATACATCTCTATCCATATTACGCACTTCATAGTAATGTTCTTCAGAATGAGATGATTCATGCTTAGTAAGTTCGAGCTTCAATCTTTCACATTTTTCAAATGATTCAAAACATAAATAAGCTTGAATAAGTTCTGAATTAAAATCGTTAATAGTGAATTCGGTTGGTTTTAAATGAAATAATAAAGCACCGCCACCAATAAAAGGTTCAAAATAATGATTATAACTTTCAGGCATATGCTCGATAATTTTTTCTATTAATTGAGTTTTCCCGCCAGCCCATTTTACAAAAGGATGCATATTATTTAACCTCCAACTCAATGTTATTTTCTTTACATAATTCAACTATTTTTCTTTTGATTTTAGTTGTAGGAGAATACTTTCCTGTCTCCCATCTATTTATTGAAGCAAAAGATACTCCGAGTAATGTTGCAAACTCGGATTGTGTTAAAATTAATTTTTCTCTCAATTTTCTTACCAATAATGAATAATTCATATTTACACCTCACTCGCTTATCACAATTATATCACTTTTAATGCTCAAAGTCTATTAATCAACAATAAAAAGTCATCCCTCATGTACTCATTTCACTCGTCCCTGATTTATTTCAGGGATTTTTTATTTTCTTTTCAAAAAGTCAAACATTCGGCCCAAAAGTGCCGCCTTAGATATGAGGGTGAAAAAAGATTTTAAAAATCCCGAACTTTAAGTCAAAAAGTCGGTCCTAAGACATGAGGAAGAAAAAAGTTAAAAATCTTTCGACCAAAATCGACTTTTCTGTCCAAGGGATACTAGAAGGAAATATTTATCAGTTTCCTTTGGCAAAATCTCGTCGACTTCCCATTTGACTATCAGAAGCTGAAAAAAGTTTCGTCAGGTAAGCACCGTTTGGGCCTTTGACTATTGAAGGAAGTGAAAAAGATTTCTTCAAAACCCGAACTTTTGGTTCAAAAGTGCCGCCTAAGACTTGGGGAGGAAAAAAGTTCAAGAAATTTTTGGCAGATTGGCGATACGTTGCCATAAACCTATGAGGACGAAAGAAATTTCACTCAACTTCGTTTTTCTGGGACTCGATTTCCCATTTGTCTAAGTTAGTAATATATTATACAATGTTATCCGAGCCGGTTTCTGCTAAGAAGGAATCTTTTTTATATAAATCAGATTCTAAGTAGTACGCAATATAGTTTAAGTTGTTATTTTTTGCATCTTCAAATTTTTGTGTATCCAACCGAGTCCATGTAGTAATTGCTTTTTTATAAAATTTTGAGTGTGCAGCTTTATCTTGCCAGCAATTTAGTTTCTCAATGTCTGCCTCTGACTTTGGGTCATATGGGTGTCCACCATGTGTCCAATTTAAGTTAAGCTCTATAAATAAATCTTTAGATTTAATATAAAAATCGCAAGCGTGTGGATACCTGACGTCTTTGTACTGTCTGTAAATATCATCTGCACTAAACTTGGTTAGTAAATAACTATAATAGTTCTCTTCCGCTTTTGAGCTGTTAAAAGATTGATTAGCTTTTTTTGTGCTATAAGCTTTTTCAAGAATTTCTTCTTTATTTTCTTTCCAAGCGTCTTTGTTTGCTTTGGATCTTTTTTGTTTTATTCTTTGTCTTTCCTCATCAGTTAAGCCTGCCTGATAATCAATATTTATTTGTTTTATTTTTTGTTTAAACTCATCAGAGGCATGTGATTCTTGCATTTTTTGTGCCCAAGCCTGTCTTTCAGCAGTTGATTTTGTTTGCCAATGCTCTTTCTGTGTTTCAGCGGACTTTTGTCCGCCAGCTATGTAGCTTTCATGTGACCTTGCCGCAGTTTTTTCTTTAAATCGCGATGGTTTTGCCTTAGAAAAATCATAGTTAAAAGCCATTAAGACTCTACGTAAAATTTTTTCGGACTTAATGTTATAAGCATCTAGTGTTTGTACAACTGTGTGACTAAGGTAGTAGGCAATAAAGTCCTGTTTTTCTACCGAGTTTATTATGGTATCTGTAGCTTCTTTGTTTTTTAGCTCCTGAGCTGTTAATTTTTTATTAATACGCCCGGTCACAAAACCTTCTGGGCAGTCTTCGCAGAACTTCGAGATTATTCCATTATTATACCAATGTTTCATTTTGAGCCTCCTTTGTTTCGAAGTCTTTTTTTCTATAACCACTGTCATAGAACCACTTTTCAAACTGTGCATAGTCTTTACTGGTTAGAATTTCTACTTTATGGTCTAACATACATTTATATTTTGCGTTGTCGAGCGTATTTGGAATTTGCATTTGCTCAAATAGATGGTCCCCCTTAATTTCTACGAGCCTACCATTTACTTCAAAGTCCGGAAAATAGTAGTGTTTCTCATCATTAAAGTAATATTCTAAACGGTTAGTGTTTCTGCTAATACTGTAACCATTTGACTTCATATATAAATAATAGGCCAGTTCAGGAAAAGAATCAAAAGCAATGCCATCAAATTGGTATATCTTAAATTTGTTGGCCACCCATGCAGAAAAATCCTGTTCGGAAAGGTTTGCTACAACTTTTTTCATAGACTCACTGCGTTTTTTGTTAATTTCTGCCTGTTCCTCTGCGCTTCTGGCAAACCATTTTTGTCTATTCTGCTCACTCTTGAGCTCTTTATAATGTGCTGTTAGGTGCGAGGTAGACATCTTATTTGCCCACGCCTGACGTTCCTCCTCAGTTTTATTCAGCCAAGCTTTCTGTTGTGTTTCTGCTGATTTGCTACCACCTAGAACATAACTTTCATGGGATCGTACGGATGGTTTACCTTTGGTCCTAGATGGTAAGTTTCCAGAGAAATCATAGTTACATAGATTAAGCAGCTTAACTAACTGCTTTGTACTGCTCAAGTTAAAAATTTTCACGCACTCAGAAGCGCTATTTTTTATGTAAGTGTCTATAACTTGCTGGGTTGTGTACGAGGTTAATACCGTCTGTATTGCAAGGCTGTTTCGTTGCTCAACTGCAGTTTGTTTTTTAATTCTGCCCGGAGTAAATCCCTCTGGACAGTCTTCACAAAATTTTGAAATTGTTCCATTATTATACCAATGTTTCATAGGGGGTACCTCTAAATTTTTATTTAGGCAGAAACCTTGCTGCATACTGCCGTCATATATTTTAGCTAATATATTATACAATAAAAATAAAAAAAAGAACATCCCCGAAGGGATGCCCTTTTTATTAGGTTATGTGCGATTAGGCAGTAATTTCACCGGCAACAAGAAGGTTCTCGTTAAGAAGAGCCTTAGCGTACCAAGTAGAAAATCCCTGATGTAAGCCGCCGTCGGGAGTGCCAAGCAGCTGCGTCGGTACAATAGCCATGTACGGAGCGTACACGCCAGCGGAACTCATCATATCGGAGCCGTTCAGACCGAAGAAGAACTGGCCAGAAGCAAGACGAGGAGAAACGTAAACGCTGAGGTTGTCAATTTCACCGGCCTTATACGGACCATTCATCTTAGATACCTTAGAAGCGGAGAAGCCGTTGACGAAACGAAGAACGTTCATAACGTCGCGGGAGATAACCATGTAGTTAGGCTCGAACTTCTGAGTTCTGCTGTAGATGATAGCCTTTGCAGCTTCAATAACTTCGAGGAAGCCATTGAAGTGCTCAAACTTAGAAACACCGACAGGGAGAGCCTTAGACCATGTAAGAGCGGCCTGAGGAGCGCCGGCACCTTCACGGAGCATATCAAGAATTTCAGTATCAATTTCATAAGCAAGTTCGCCGCATGCCTGTTCAGCAATCTGCTTGTCAAGTGAGAAACCGTAATCGGTTTTAGCCTGGAAAGCAGTGATCTGGTCGTACTTAACAGCGATTCTACGAGGCTCAGCAACGAGAGCGATGTGTTCCATCTTAGGACCGATGGTAGGAATATCCTTAGCAGGAACTGTTTCCATCTGGAATTCGTCTGCGATGTAAGCAACCTTAGCTACTGTCTTACCTGTAACAGCAGGAATCTTGTTGTACTTAGGAGTTGTCTGACCATCAGAGAAGTCTGCACGATCCTTATAAACAATGGTACCGTCTGTGCAGATAACCTTAGCATCGTGGCCGTGGTTAGCTTTCATTTCATCAGACATAGGATCACCGAAACGACCGGATGTCATAACTTCAAAAGCAAGTGTTGCACCAGCAGCGCCAGCCTCAACAAGAACCTGAGAAGTATAGTTGACACGTGCGTCAGTCATTGCACCCTGCTTGAATACAGAGTTGAATTCATCATTAGCAGTTACACCGCCCTTAGTTGTAAGAGCAACGTACTTGAGGTAAGCAACTGAACCAGAGTAACTGGTCATAGGATGTACAATAACAAGATCGTTGCTAATAAGTGAAGGAACAGCGATATTTGTGAGGTTTAAGCAAAACTTTTTCCAAGCACCGAGGTCGCTGCGAGAAGTGGCAAGGGACTCATTAAGGGACTCAGAGATCCAGCGGTTTGTGTTGTCCAGAAGGACAGCGGTTGTGAGCTTTGTGTTGGATGATACATCCTTACCAAAGTTTTTGTTTACATAAGCTTCGGCAACAGCAATCTGCTTGCCGTAAGTTTCGAGAAGATTTTGTCTCATAATAATTTTTTCCTTTTTAATTTTTTTAATGAACTTTTTTGATGCTAACTTATTTTAGTCCGGCCAGCTTAAGAAGGTCATCATCAATTTCATATCCGTCATTCAGGTCGTAGCTTAAACTATTGGCCGGTTTCTTGGATTCATTGATTTTAACTCTTGCGGGTGTACCAAAACTGTTCAGTCTGTTTACTGTAGCACCTTCAGTAAGCATTCTGTCAACTACCTGATCAACATCATCTATTGTGAATTGTTCATCAAGCTTATTGAGTATTTCTGTGGGTCTAACGCCAAGCATTGATGCTCTGAAACCAACATACTTATCGAGAGCTTCCTGGAATTTAGTTTTATACTGCTTTGCCAGGTTAGTTCTTTCTTGCAGCTGTTTTCTGTAGCCTACAGCTTGTTCATTCAGCTTTGTTTCAGCGGCTTCAAGTTCATTCTTAGCTGACTGTAATTTTTCAGTAAGAACTTTTACTTTAGCGGCATTAGCATCTCTGCTTTCGGTTAGCTGAACCGTGTTTGTTTTTTCGTTTTCCAGAGTTTTGATTCTGGCTTCTTTTTTGTTCAGAGTTTCAGTTAAAGACTTGACTTCAGACTCAAACTTCTTAGCGTTGATAGCCAACTCACTTGTTCTGGCAAAAGCAGATTTGTAGCGCTCAAGGTCCTCTTTAAGCTTCTTAACCTCAGCATCGCCAACTGTCTTAGTGCTCTTAGCGGCTTTAAGCTCTTTTTCAAGTGCGTCTTTCTGTCGAATTGCTTCTTTGAGACTGTCAATTATTCCGTTGATCTCGACATCATCAGCTTCGTCGGTTTCATCATCTATCTCAGTTTCTGCGGGTTCAACGTCAGCTTCATCAGCATCGTTGTCTTCGTCTTCAGGTTTATCTTCCTGATCGTCTGTATTATCATCTTCCCCTTCGGGAACATAATCAAATGAAATAAGTACTATGTCGTCTTCAACTGTATCATCTACAGCAAGATTGTCGACAGCATAGTTTTTGTTATCGATTGTAATTGTTTCAAACTTGATGTTGGCATCAGGGTCGTATTCACCAAGCAGATCAATTAAATCCTGAACGGTTGTAACTTCGTCCGGGTCTTTTTCCTCGGAGTCATCTTTGCTTTCTCGTAAAAGCAAATCAGGTGCAACATCCGCTACATCAGGAATAGTATGCTCATATGCATCTGCCGCAGTTTCTGCTTCAACAGGCATATTGAGATCAGTTAATGCTTCATTCATAATTCGTCTTTCCTCTTCAGAGGCAGTAGCCAGTGATTCTTTAATGGCTGTTTTAAACTTGGCCATCTTTGTGTCATAGCCTTCACACATTACAAGTCTTGCATCTTTTACAGCAGGTAAAAGAACAAGGTCGAAGGTAGTAAAGTCATATGTATCAGGATCAACACTCTCAGTGCCATCAGCTTCTTTTGTCAGGTCACCGGTTCCTCTTGAGCTGATGCCCAGCTTAAAACCGTATTTAGCAAGCTGATAAGCAATCTTTCCGAGGGGTGTGTCAATAATATCAACATAGCAGATAAGGTGTCCGTCTTTATCACGCTTAGGCGCTTCCGGGAGCATAGCAGCAATTCTGTCACTGCAAGTCTCTTCACGGTCCACAGGGTGGTCCATCTCTAACGGCACGCCGCCGTTTGCAAACATTTCTTTTACGATTTCGTTCTGAGTAAATACTTTTTCCCAGAGCTCATCATTATATAATCTGCCGTTTCTGGTAGGTGCAATTACTGAAGCACAAGGCCCATAGAGCCTCGCGAGAATTCCGCGCTTTTGTTTTTCTTCTTCTGTCAGCTCCTGAAACTGCAAAGCTTCTTTTATATATTTATTATTAGTCATTAGTAGATATCCTCAAGCTTTTAGAGTTTTGACTCCTTTCTGCTTTACTTTACATTATAATTTAGCGAATAAATTATTTAATAATTTAATAAATTATTAATTATTCATTAACAAGTCTTACATTGTAAATATCGGTTTTTGTAGTACTACCTTCAGTGTAAGAAACTGTAATAGGATATGCGTCAGTTTCTTCCGCACCCTCTGGTACAATAGTAGGTGTCCAAGTAACTTGTGAAGTTACGATTTTTGTTGTATTGTCCTCATAGGTAGCAGTTACAGTCATTCCAGTAGTCTTTATGGTACGTTCTTCCTCACTACCCAGCACATTATATGATAAGACACTTGGCAGCGGATCAACTTTTATGCTGGCAAGCTTAGAAGCAATAACTTCTCCGAAAACGATGTCATTGCCTGACTTAATAATAATGTTAGTATCGTCATTAATATCTGCAGCAGGAATACCGGAAGTGCTTCCGAGAAGGTGTGTGCCATCACTGTAAATCAGCTTGAATGTCTTAAGGTCAAGAGCAGTAGCAGATGAGTTGTTATAGGCAATAAGAACTGTATCCGTCGAAGCGGGCGCCGTCTTTGTAGCACAAACAGGGGACTTCTTCTGTGCAGTAGCTTTTGCAGGGGCATTATACATTTCAATGTAGCCATTCTTTAAATTCATTTTATTTCTCCTTAATTACAAATTGTAATGTTTTTTAATCTGCGGTCTTGCAAATCATTTAATTTAGCATATAAAATAAGCGGAATTAAAAAATAATTCCGCTTAGTATAATATTTAATTATTTTTACTGTAAATCTCTTCTGCCTGCAATGTATTCAAGCACCATAATGTCAGACTTAATCAGTCCAAGCAAATTTATAATGTCCGTAGCATCTTCAGTAGTAAAGTAGTCATGAAGAATCTTAGCAATTTCTTCAGCTCTTGCTTCTCTGTAAAAGCTGGTAGTACCATCAAGGCGCTTGCCATAAAGTTCTATCTGAGTAAGTAGGCTTGTCAGCATTACTACTGCGTCAGCTTCATCCTCAGCACCTTGCATAATGTTTCTGTATAAAGGTGATTTATGCTCATTACTGCGCTTTCTCAGCATTTCATAGAAGTTACTTATTTCAATTCCGCGGTTAGCAGAGATAAATCTGAGTACTTCCAGCGGAATATCTTTAGACATCATCAAAGCTCTTATCTGCTTATTTACGTCAAGTCCGGTGTCTTCAAGCTTTACCAGAATAGACATGCAATCATTTTTTGTTATCATAGTTTACTTATCCTTTCAAAATTATGTGTTATACGTTTTTTGTGAAGTCAATCTTTGAGTTCAGCTCTTCCGGAGTAGGCAGTTCGTCATTTGCTTCGACTAAGAAATCAGCATCTTCCTGAAGGATTTCTTTGTCATCATCAGGCTCAAGCACTTCTGTTAGCTCACCGGCATCTGCTGAATTGCCTAAGTCAACTGATTCCATACCGCCGCCGGATTCTTCTTCGCCGCCGGACTCAGCTGGAGCTTCTGCTGCGGCAGGTTCTGGAATTTCTCCACCTCCCTTGCCGGCTTCGGCAGCAGCTGCTTCGTCCTCAGCAGCTTTCTTTTCAGCCTTCTTTGCAGCATCAATTTCGCCGTCAAGTTCTTCAAGAACTGCGTCGCCCAGATTAAGGGACTGGAACAGCTCACGCAGAATAACAAGCTTTCTTGATCTTGTTTCAACGTCTGCAAACAAGCTCTGGATATTACTGATGGCTGTTATACGGTTACTGAGAGACTCACGGTAGTCTTTTTCTTCTTGAGTTGTAGGCTCACGCATCTTCAGTACGAAGTTATTCAGATAGCCTCTGCAGCCTTTGCTTAGGCAGTAAAGATTTATAATATCCGTAATAGCCTGCAGAATTGAGTTCTGTACGCGCTTTACACCTTTAGCAAATACACTGGAAAGTATACTCAGCGATGTACCGCCATTAAACCCTGCTGCATCATCACAGTTGTGCACAAAAATACCACAAGCTAGCGCAAATGTATGACAATCATCCTCTACCGAGATGTCATAAACTGGATAAGTGTCATTTAGATATTCAATTTTTGTTACTTTCTGGTTTACTTCCGGAACACAGTCTACTATTTGCGCCATCTTATCCGAAAGTTTTTCTATCGGCAAGTAACCGGCCTTTTTGTTATCTAATACCTGTCGACGGCCATCTTTAACTCTGTCGTAATAGGGCATCAGTGAGTCTCCTTCAACAAGCTCATCTGCTCTAATAAAGGTGCCATCTCTTAGCATCATTCTGTGATCTGGTGTTACATCAACATACTTACCGTTATCAAGCCAAATACGCATGCATTTTGCAGCTGGATTTGTCAGAATTACGTTAGAAATTTTTGTTGGACAAAGCGATCCATCGGAATTACATCCCAAAATACCTTTGCCAATATACTCGTCTTTATGTTCAAACAGCTCTTGAATTGTGTGAGTCGTGCCATCGAGTAACTGAATAGGTGTATCGAATTTTAAGCACCAGCCAAAATACTGTTTAGGTATACCGTAGCTGGAGTAGAACTTATTATTCCACCAGTCAAGGTCAGCGAGATTCTTTACATCAATATCACCGCCATCAGCTGTTACGGTTACAGCGCCTTTTCCATTATTAGTGGCTGTATAAATGTAGTTTACAATGGGGCCTGGATTTGTATATTCAGCAAACCCGCTGTTTGTGTTAAGGGCTGCTTTCTGCTCAAACATATCTTTTACTCGGCGCAGAGTATTTGTAATCTGTGATTTCGACATATCACCCACTTCAACCTGAACATTTTTAATAACACTTGAACGAGTGATTCTGTTTAACAGCGCAGAATCTTCGAGCAGTGCTTTTTCACGCCAAATCTTGTATGAGTCATACAGGAGTGACTTACCTCTGCGGACAGTATAAGATTTAGCATTAAGACCAGTTTTATAGTCGGCTTCATCCAGGAAGATATCAACTTTTTCAGGAAAACGTGTAACACCGTCTTCCAGGTATGCGTGTACAAAATCATCCGCCTGATAAACATTAACGGCATTTGAACGCATTTTATAGCAACTAATAGGTTGTGTTTGTGTAACCTGGTAATTCTGCAGGAAGTTTACATTGCTGTCGTCCTGCATAGGTACTTCAATATAGCCGTAGGTTTTGCCGTATTTAACAAGCTCAAACATTGTACTAGGGTCGTTAATCATTTCTACATAATAACTATACTGGTCGCTTGACTTGTGAATGTTCAGGTTTACATTTTCATTAAGCTCATCTGGCTCTTTAAAGTCTTCATTCAGAATATTTCTGGCAGAGTCTGCTTTCATGATCTTGTCTTTCTTAAACAGCTCATCTTCATAGTCAGACTCTCTGTAAAGCTTCAGGTAGACATCGCCGTATTTAATTAAGCTGTAAACCCAGCCGAATATATTTTTGTCAACATTCATTGTGTTGAGCAGGTAGTTGACAAACTTAGTAATATTAGGATCATCTGATTCACACCAGACAATATGCCCATTATCAGAAGGCTCACAGACTTCTTCTGCATAAGTTCTTACAATAGAAGATACACTTGAGTCATTTGCCATAGTATCAATCAGCTGATAAATCTGATCACGGGAATTCGATATTGAAGTAAAGTTTTCCAGAGCAGTTATGTCAAGCTTTTGAGAAAGACCAGCATCAATAATATTATCTGCTAATGTCTTGTTCAGGTCAATATCAAGTTTTACTGTTTTATCTAAAACAGTAGGTTGCGCCTGACTGCCTACCAACGGACTTTTATTCTTTTTAGCTTTTGAAGTTTTTGTTTCGTCGGCCATATATATTTCTCCTTATTTTATTTATACTACAATTATTCCGTCAGCAATATCAACATAGTGCTGATATTCTTCTTTTTGCTGTCGGTCAAATTCAGTTTCGGTTATTCTTTGTTGGTCTAAATAGATTTGAGCAAGTTCTTGCTGGAAGTCTATCATCATCTGCTGTCTTGGTTCTAAAGCACTGCTGCCTTCACTGACAGCAAGAGCTGCAGTTAAGTTATCTCCGTAGCTGTATGAATATTCTTCAGAATATTTACTTGCTGCGTATAGGGCCCCGCATAGTGCGTCAGATTGGTCCTTTGAGCCATTTTGTGGGTGGTCTATGTGACCATCACCTTTTCGCTCTAAGTTGACTAATTCTTGCAGTAACTGCGGGCAGTGCCGATATATAGTAATGTGCTTTCCATAAATAGCAGTTTGTAAATAGCTATAAGGTAAACAAACCGGTCGACCTCTCGCATCTTTTTGTGTTTTATCTACTGTAATGATTTCTGTCTTAAAACCTTCTGCTCTTAAGTCTTGGTGTGTTTGGGTTGCTTGGTATGTATCTGAGCTTACGCACTTGATAGCAAAGCCTTGTTCTCGTAGCCATCGAATGAAGGTACGAGTTTTTGCATAACTAAGATTTTCCCCACGTGGTGCTTTAACTGATACTGAAAACGCAAGTTTATAGTGTAAATCTGTCGAAGCTACTTGTTCTGCTTTAATCTCAGCTAGAGCAGCGGTTTCCGTGTTTAGTTCTGTTGAGGGGGTTGCAAGCTGTACAGGCTCCCGTCCAGTAATCCATACTCCGGCAATACCAGTTTTATCTCCGCCCTTATTGCTTAAACCACCAGACATATCCAAATGAATAAACAAAGGTTGGGCTTTATCTGCCTCACTGACTCGACTCAAGTCAAAGAAATTCGCGTATTGAAGATAGTCATCCACACCATCACCTACTTCAATAACATCTTTTACAAATGGATTTTTATACGAGTCGGTCTGTGCTGCCTCAACACGATTTCCTGCAATATATTTTAATGATGCTGCTGTGGAAATACCGATAACAGAACAAATCGCTTCATCTAAGTTTCCCTGAAAAGTATCAAGATAACCCATAGGTACTTGCCACATATCATAACCTTTTCGAACAAGCTCATCCACTTCCTCAGCGGTTATATTTAAGGGCGGTAGATCATTAGGTAAAAATTTATTTCCAACTGCTACCCAGAACTTTTCCGGTGTGTCTTTACGTGAGTCTACTACCCATTGAGGCTCAGAAACTACAAGTGTATTTTTAGATTCTGTTTCCTCTTTATTCTTTATATATGCATCGAGAAATGATTGTTCAGTGTCCTTACTGCTGGCTAAGATGTTTAATGTAGGCAAATAGGTACCTCGCATAAAACGAGATCTCATACGAGCGTCTATCTGTGTAATTAACTTCAGCATTCGTTTTTTCTGCGTTTCAGGATTATTAATTAAGCTAAAGTTAACTTCATCTGTAAAATTGCAATTGTGCGAAACTATGTTACTAGAATTAGTTTTTATTAAAAAATTATGAACTGGGTTTGCCTCAATAACATCATAAAATTGCTTTGGCGTATCTAGCTGTACTTTTTTAATTGATACTATTTTCATTTAGTCCGTCGTATTCCCCTTTCCATAAGTATTTTTTACTACCAGCCCCATATATAACGCCTTCAGCGATAGCCTTCAGCTCTTTATGCTTTTGGGGGCTTCGAGCAACCATCTTACCGTCAATTATCCAGTTCATGTCCGGCCCAGTATAGCCTATAAACTGCATGCCTAAAGCTTCATAAGATTTTCCATCGAATTTATTAAAATCACAATAGCTAAATACGCTGCTCGGGCTATAGTCCTTAATAAAATGCTTAAATAGCTTTGAGACACCACCAACAACTATATTGTTGCTTCCAGGACAACCACGAATGATTTCCCATTCTGCACCATTTGCTTTTGCATTGGCCGTTTTAGAAAAACTCATTAGCTGAACCAGCTCATCTTTATAAAATAACCCATATGTAACAGATGCATTTCTATGTCCCTGTAAATGTGTTTTATTTGAAAATGGCTCAGCCTCTTTATTAGATACTTTCTTAACTGTACAGTTTCTAGCATAGATAATATTTTTAACAGCTCCAAATGAAATATTAAGCAGCTGTTTTATTTTATCTTGCTTATATTCCCACTCGTCGCTATAGATTTGAATAAGCCGTATACCTTTTTCTGCACAAAGCTTAGCTTTTTTCTCGTGATAATTTTTAGGCGTGCCTAAACTTTCTTGATGCCAATAAATGCCATTAAATTCTATTGCAATATTTTTTTCAGGCACATAAATATCTAATTCCAAAAAGCGGTTAGTGTCAGGATTTTTTATAATAGTACTGCAGTTCTCAAGTATTTCTCCTGAATAGATTTCTCTAATATAATCAACAACTTCTTTTTCTATGTGACTAAATCCAGTAGGAGCTTCATTTTTATACTTTTCAATATCTGCAATATCTTTATTATCTATAAAATTATATTTTAAATATTTAATTTTAGGTAATTCTTTGAAAATTCCCAGTTGTCCGTAGGTCTGTAACAGGTGATTAACCAGTGTACAGTTATTTTCTTTTTCAAACTTTGATATTTTCCTTTGGGTGTTTGCCGTACGATTTCCAGTATACTGCACAATTTTGTCAAGGTCAGTGTTTAGTACAAATCTATAGTTGCCATGTTTTATAACTGTTAGCTCAGATATCAATTCTGGAGAATAATTCCAGTTATTGGGATAATTTGCTCGCAAGGTTGACCAACAAGTGCAGTTATTTTCTTAAAGTTTGGAGCTGGAAAGAAAGACACATATAAAAG